AGGCGACCCGCCAAGATTAAAACCTTTTCCGGCGGTCTTTGAGATGATTGACCCACGCGCAAAGGCGGCCTGACGGTTGAACTGATAGTCTTGAATTTTCTTCTTTTCCAAGACCATAGCGGCTTGTTGTTCATAAATCTGGGCGTTGTATTCGGCCTGTCTTTGAATGCCTTTGGCTTGCTGGTTAGCACCCATCACTTGAGTGGTCGCGGAGAACGCCCCACCTGCGATAAGAAGCGCGGCTGTTGTACCTACTGCCATAGAGTCCTCACTTGTCGTTCGTGTCGAGCGATCCCATGATACTTAAAAGTTCAATCGGTAAAGGGTTCGAGTTTTTAATATAAATCTGTGCGCCTCTCTTGTAACCCCCGCGCATAGAGATCCCGCCGCCTTGTGGCGGCAAGATTCCGGTATAAAGCGTTGTCACCGTCGGCGTAATCGCTAAATTAACATCATCGAGGTTATCCGCATCCGTTCCGTATTTAAAGTTTTGGGTGGAACGATTGACTTTGAAAGTAATTTCATTGATTCTCTGCCACTTTCCTTGAGCCGTTCCCCTGTTTGTCCCCGCTTCTTTTGGAAGCGTAAAAAGTATCTGGTCGTAAGAAAGCCCTGCATGAACAACAAACGAAAGTGAGGTTAATGTCACCGTTCCAGAAGCAACAGTCCTGGTGAGTGAATCCACAAGTCCGTCAGCCAATATCCCGATAGTTTTAGCGTCAAGGTGTTCCAAACCGTATACGCTTCGTACCGAAAGTCCCCACAAGCCCGCCACATAGCTCAAGGCATTAAACGTCGTCGTGATGGAAAGCGTGATGCTTGTCGTTGAAGCCGTTGCGGTGATCTGACCTTCTCCAATGGTAGTGCCGGCCGCATTGATAGCTCTTATTTTTCTGTCTATATGAGCGGCTATAAAATAAGCGGAAGAAGAAGTTAAGGTGACAGACCCAGAAGACGCGGACAACGAAATCGTGACTGCGGATGTGCTTGTTGATTCATAAGCGTCATAACTAAGCGCGGAGTGAAGATAAAGACATTTGTCCTGTCTACTAGGTACTTTTATATCTTCAAAAAACTCGACATATTTTTTCTGCGCCCCATTTATCCATCGCTCGACGATAACCCACGCTTCATCATAACCCGCTGTCTGGGATGGAATGATCGCAATGGAAGTATAAGTCCCCGATGTTGTGTGCCTGGCCCAGGCTGTTACTTCCTGATCCACTTCGCGGGTCATGGTGGCAATAGTTCCATCTTCCAAAACGCAGTAAAGAATCGTCTCAGGATTTTGCTGGACGGCCATATCAACAACGCCATCGCCTAAAATATGCGGTGAAAGAATCGTCCTATCCGCGGCTTTGTAGGTGTCCAGATCCCAGCTAAAGAACATTTCCCTCAATTTTTTCCCGAACCGCTGGACATAGTAAAGTAGACTACCTATTTTTTTAGGCATGATCGATTCTGATCCAAAACCTACTTCCTCGTAGGCAGTGGCATTATCGGGAGTGATGATGTCAGCACTGCCTGATTTTGTGACAAACGTCCCGCCGAAAGTTCCGGCGATAAGAGATTTTCCTGGAGCGAGCCATTGAATTTCGTTGGATTCAGTGGAAGCTAAAGGAAGGTTAAGCGCGTCATCATCTGCCTCGGTATCTAAAGCGAAGTCTTCGTATACAAACGCTTTCGATCCCCATTCTTTTTGGGGTTCGTGATCGGTTCTTGCAAACCAAAGTCGTCTCTCTTGAAATGCGCATTTAGCTGGATAACCTCTAACGGCACTCCAGGCGCCCTCAGCCCAATTTGACGTTGCGGTGACAGCTGGAAGATTTTTGATAACAGTGGCGGTAGCGGTGTAACTATTTATGACGTTCGTTATCTTGACATAAGCAATCTCTTTTAACCCCGTTGTGGAAACCGTTTCAACCGTAAGACCGCCTATCGCAAAAAAAGCGTTATGATGACCTAGAGTGCTCCCTGATAAAGTGAATACGACTTTCCCGGTCGCCGCCGTGACGTTGATGGTCCCTTGTGTGGCGGAAACCGAAAGCGTCGTTGAAGTGTCCGTGTTTGAATCCAAAAACGGACCTCCGACAATAGGCGCGTCGGAAATTGTCCATTCGTTGGCGGAAGTTCTGATAAGTTTTTGCGGCGGGTGATTTGCGTGAGTCAACCAAATAATATCGTTGAGCTGCGTGTATTGAACGTCGAAAACTTCGTTTTCATCAAAGACGGTAGTCAGTTGAAACGGCGTGGTCGTAACGTATAAAGAAGCCACTTCTGCCGACGTTAATGCCGACTGAAGAAATGCCACGTTGTCGATTTTGTCCGCCCACAGATCCGAGGCGCCGCCGGTCGTTCCGATCTTAAAAATTCCAGTGGTGTTTCGCATCATCACATAGCCGGAACCCTTGACGTATGTATTTGTAGCGATAACGTTATTTATGTAAATCTTACAGTCGGCGGACGCAGTTCCATCACCTTGAAATACAACAGCAAAAAAATTCCAACCTGTTTTAAGCGCAATAGAAGAAGTGAAGATCGCTTGGTCGTCGTTCGTTTCATCCCAACAACGAAAAGTCGGCACGCCAGACGAATCCACAAAAAACCTATATTCCCTCGCATTAGAATCCCATTTTGCAAAAATTCCTTGTGAGGCGCCGTTCCCAGAATAATAAACCCAGCCGCAGATAGACATGGGTTGGCTCGAAACGGTCCGAAACGGTCCGCGTGAAGTCGTTTTGGTCAGAAACCGAAACGTAGTAAAGTCCTGCGAGATTGAAGCACCTGTCCACGACTCCGGTCGTGCTAAGTGTCGATGTGATTGTTGAAGCCGTTCCGTTGTAACTTCCTACCGCATCCAAAACGGTCGTTGTGCCTGTTCCGCCGACGTTATCGTTCATTTTCCAATGCGAAATCAGATTAGAAAGTGCGGAAAGGTCTTCCGTGCCTCCTGTGGCTGAGACGGAACCCCTGTTCGTAAAAAATCTCATATAAAGATCGCCCGTTTCGATTGCATAGGAGTCGGTTTTATTGAAGACGAAAGAAATGAGACGAGTTTTTAATGTAGAGTCGCTGACAGTGGCGACGTACCGTGTGCCGGGCATGGAGATAGCGGGACCATAAGAACGAGGAATAAAGTTTTCAACAATCTCGCAGGCGTTGGCGTATTGGTCGATGTCGGTGCGGCCAAAGAGAGAGGGGGCAATTTCTCCAGCGGCGAAAGAAGTTTGGATTATGTCAACTTTCATCCCACACCCAGCATCATTAACCTTGATCCACGGGGGTATAGAAGAGGCTCTAGTGAATAAACTGGATCTCCACTCTGAGCTCCATTATTTTCATTTCCAGATTTGTCTTTAACATATCCAGCTCCTGAATTAACAGTGCCGCTAGCATCTTCATTCATAGGCCAGTAGCCTTTTAAAGCCGAAGATCGAATTGAAAGTGGAGTGCCTTTATAAGGATTTCCAGCACCATATAGGGATGCTATTTCATCAGAAGTTAAGATAACATTCCACATTGCCGCCTCAGTAATTACCCCATCAAAAGTTCTTGCAGTATCAGTATCACGATTTCCTATACAAAGATTTCCGCCCGAGTCATTAATAGTCCCCGCACCATTACTCGTAGTTTGATAAGAGGAAACCTCAGAACCATTGATATAAATATGAATACTAGAAGCTGTGGTCATTACCCCGTCCCATGTAATTAAAACATGTTGCCAAGAACCAAGCGTAATTAATGAATTAGCGGCAGTTCTTACAATAAGGGTAGTTCCTGTATGGGCAAACTGAATCGTATTTGTCACGCCTAGATTAAAACTCCAACCATTTACACCACCAACTTTTCCTAAAATATATCCAAGGTTGTTTTCCCCAACAGAAACAGGATTTATCCAAGCTGAATATGTCCTTGCTGACATATTATCTAGGGATGTATCGGACCCACAATTTATAACATCATTAACCTTATCAAATGTTATTGACATTAAACCACCGTCACCTTGTCTCTTGAGCTTTGAGGGATGTCACCGCCATTGACTTCCATGAACACCGAGCCGGTATAGCCAGCAGGTCGTTTCACCGTAACAGCCCCTCTTATCTCAACTACAGATTTCTTCCCAGTATTTACTACAGATGCCTTAATTGACTGGTCTGGGTCTTCACAGTTATCAATTAATCCACTATGAAGAACCACCAGAGAATCCTGTGCCCCATCAGCACGAGATTGGATACCATAGCCAAATTGGTTTCTACCAGGATTACGCCCAGCATCCTTGATTGTAAACTTCTTTATCTCAGTGTAATATCTACTTTTAAGACCTCCACCATCCAGTGTGGAAATCCATTCTTCGATAACAGCATATCCTTTATTGTCGATACCACTGTCTCCATTAAGACCTGTCTCAAACACCCCTGCTTCGAATCTACAGTCAGCGCTGTTTATGATAATCCCGTCTCCCTGATGCCTTGAATCCTCAAGACGGAAGTTGTCGAAAGACTTACCATTCCCTATTTTAAGGAACGTATTATTTTTTATCTCAAGACCTGTTTTGCCTTTCAAACCATCATATTCTCCGATAATAACTTTAGTGCAGTTCTCAAAGAGCATGACCCAACAATTATTTGAATCAAGGCGAGGGATATTGACCAAAGGAATGTTCTTAATCCATAATCCACCATGATTCTGGAAGCGAAGCCAACCACCGGAGTCCTTCATCAAAGCGTCATACTTGGCTTTTGTGTCAACAATGAGGCGTTGGCCATAATCGGAGGTCACCTTATCCGACGTTAAACCTTTGTCATAGACCTTCGGGTTTTGTGAAACAACTATTGGAAGAGGTGCTGGAGGAGGAGCAGGTTCTTCAAGCTCGGAAATCTTCTTATTCAAAGCGTCAATCTCCAAATCTTTGTTTGCTATGGTGAGTTCGTGATTTGTCACCATCACTTTCAGGTTTCCTATCTCTTGTTTGTTTGAAACGATCTGGGATTCATAAGCGTCTATTTCAAAAACAAGGTCTGTTATCAGGTCTTTTGCGACGCTCATTTTGAACCTCCTTTTAAACTTCGTCTTAAACTTCGTCGAAATAAGCTACTGAAAAATCCACCCTCACTGCCGTACTGAGGTTCAACGTGAGGGTTCCGTTAGAGGCGGTAGCGAATAAAGACGCGGGTGGAGAAACCGCAAGATTAGCGCCCGCATTTGCCCCGCTTGGGGCTTGGAGTAATACCCGCCAAAGCTCAGTTCCAGCTATGCCACCGGCATGAAAAGAGCAGATAACCCCTGTAGTGGAAGTAGTCGTAAGGGAAAAACCGTAGACCTTGCTTTTACCAGATCCGGCGATAAGGACAGTGCCTGTGGTCGCGGAGAGAGTTCCACTCGAAGAAGACAATGACCTGTTGAGAGAAACCGTAACTCCGCTATTTGTTAAAGAGGCGGTGACGGCTGTGGAGGTCAAAGAGACTGTTACGGTCCCGAGCGTGGCTGTGGCTATATTGACATTTAGGCCGGAAGAACTTTCAATCGTTACTTTAGTTGAACTAAGAGAAACGGCTACGGTGTTATCTACAGTGACTTTTGATGTCGTCAAGCCACCTGCGGTTATAGTGACAAGCAAACTTCCATCCGCATTAGCCAAAATAGGCCATGCGTCAGCGGCGTCGTTGCTTATACGTTTGGCATACAAAACAGCCCCTTCCATGTCTTTTGATTCAAATAATCTTCTGGGGTCGCCCATTAACTTTCTACCTCATTTTTAACTATTAACCATTCATAACCATTCGGGCTTACTTCATAATTTTTAAAACAAGATTCAACAGCTGGTTTAACCCCGTCTTTATGATAATCGTCCCCGGCCATGATCCCACCAACTCGAAGTTTCGGGAACCATAGCTCGATATCTTTTTTGCACCCATCGTAACTATGGTCTCCGTCAATGTAGATAAAATCAAAATAGCCATCCTCAAAGTTCTTATAAGCTTCTTCACTTTTTTGTTTATGAAATTTTACTGGAAAATAATTAAGTAGATTCTGCGCCAACTGAAACGGGAGTTCTGGGTCAACTAATTCTTTATTCAAAACGCTCTCTGGAACATCTGTATATGGATCGACTAAATGACATTCTGTCGGTTCAAGGAAAGCGCACATTCTCCAAGCGTTATTTCCATAAGAAACACCAATCTCAACAAGACAGCTAACGATTTGAAGTCTTTTTTTCACTTGATAGGTTGACCATCTTTGTGTGACACCTTCTATAATTATTGGATTCCCAACTGGAACATGAGTGCCGCTGTCTTCGTACATTTGAAGATAAATATCAAGCCCTTTTTGAATTAAATTCATTACCTGGGGTTCAAGCGTAATTACGACTGCGTTATTTACTTGGTGGTGTCCGTTTAAAACCTCAAACTTCCAAAATGTTTTTTTATCCAAAATGAATGTTTCTTTTTTTAGCTCGTGCATTAGCCGTATGACCTCGCTGGGTTACCTGCGCCACTGTATTTTGATTTAAGCCATGCGTCGTCGATAATTTCCTGATGTGTTCCGGTTTGAGATTCTTCCGCCATTGCGGCCGGTAGAGATACCTTTTGGTATTTAACAAGGAAGCTTTCAGCTTTCTTTGCGTCGTTTAAAATCACAAAACAAATGTCCGAACACAATTTGTCGATGAAAGCGATGATGGCCTTCGGACGCCAAAGCCCCAACTGGTTGTGATCCCATGTATAAAGTGTTCCAAGAGTGGACGTGTTTGAAATGATAAGATCCCCTTCCTCGCGCCAAATCGCTTCGATGTCGCTCATCTGCCAAATTCTTAAAGCAGCAGTAGGACGTGTGTAAGCATAGTTTTCCTCATCATGGAGCCACGGGAAAGTAGTTGTTGCAACAGTAGCAAGCGTGGAACGTGTAAGAGCGAAAGTCCAGCGGCATTCTGTTAGAAAACCTTTGCGAGCGTTTTCGTAAACGGCATCCGCCGCTCTTGCGTTCGCGGTGTCGTCTGTAAGAGCGACGATTGGAGAAGCTCCACATAATAGAAGGGCGTGGTTTACAATTCCGACGGTCGTGTAAGTGGCCATAAAATCTCCTAAAAAAAGATAGACGGAGAGCGTCTTTTGGACGCCCCCCGCCGATCTTTATTTGTTACGTGTACCGCACG